CTGGCCGACCAGCTCGCGCAGCCTGCCTCGTGTCGCAGCGAACAGCTGCACAGAGACCAAGGCCCTATCGACGACCATGTTGTTAAGGTCGCCACCTGTGCGCTCGACCACACCGAACTCGTCCGGTCGGTCGGCGGGGATGGAATGATAGAGCTGGACGATGTCGGAGCAGGCTGCGATTACGACAGTCTGTACGTCCATTGACCTACCTCAGATTGTTGGTCAGGCGTTCCTGTGCCCGGATGCCATGGGGGTTGGATGCGAGGACTCGCACCCTCGCTCGCTTGGCGGTGGAGTCGTTCACGGCCGTGAAGGGGAAGTTGCGCATCTCGTCTGGCGATGACTGGGCGTTGGCCTTGGAGGCGATGCCCTCGCCATACTTCATGAGCTCGGCCTGCACGTCTCCCTGGGTGAGCACTGCCTTGGCGCCGGAGCTGTGGAGCACGATGCGCACCTTCTTAGCCATCCACGACCTCCACGTCTGCCGGAAGGTGCCAGCGAGTCGGCGTGTTGGCGTCCGTGTAGGGCTGTGGGTTGCCGATGACTCGGTACTCCTTGCCGCGCACGGTGACCTTGCAGCCCCTGAGAGACGCTGTGAAGCCCTTTGGGAAGTGCAGCCGGTAGGTTGCCCTCGTGCCGTCCAGACGAGCGTTGCCCTCCACGTCGGAGCCAACAGATGGGTCGATTAGCACATCGTCGACAGTCTCCGGTGTCCAACGGATGACCTCGTCCATGTTCTCGTCGTAGGTCACGCTGGGAGTCCAGACGATGACCTGTTCGCCGATCACAGCTCGTCCTTCCAGGTGTGCGCCTGAATCTCGCGGAAGCCACCGATGAGCCTTAGCGACTGCAGCTCTCGACGAGTCACGTAAAGAGCCTCGCCAGCGTTGGCGTAGGTGTACGTCTGCGAGTAGGGGCCAGCGCTCATGGTCTGCTGGGAGTAGATGTCGCTCGCACCATCGGAGGCAAGCTTTCTGGCGACCATGTTGCAGACCACAGTCTTGGCTGCTGCCAGCTTGTACTCGTCGGTCTCGCTAGGGTCGAAGCCGCGCTCGACCAGCATCACGGAGGCATCGGAGAGCAGCGCGTTGATGCGGTCTGCCTCCGATGCCTCGTAGGTGTTGCCGGTTCTGAGAGCCAGGTCTTCGAGCGTAGCGAACACGACCAAGCTCTCGGTCATGGCTACTCCTCGCTCTTCTTGGCCTTCTTCTTTGGCTTCTTGGGCTGCTCCACCTTGACGAAGCCGCCCTTCAGGAGCCTTTCGGCGATTTCGCCGGAAGCCACGACGATGCCGCCATTAGGCGCTCGCAGCTCCATTAGGACTGCGTGGTGCTGGTGAGGATTGCGAACTCGCCGGCGTTGCGCACGGCGAACGCGACCTCGATCTCGGCGCGGACGGCGAACATGTTGTTCTGCCACAGGTTGAGCGTGGTGGCGCTCTCACCGGAGCCAACGGTGAGCGTTGCCTGGTCGGAGACGCTAATCTGAACACCCTCGACGGTGCCGTAGACGGCGTCGGAGAAGTCACCGGCGATGCCGAGGACGTTCGGCGTGCCGGCCTTGTACAGCGCCTTGGAGGTCATGACCTCGGCGCCGAGGATGCGGCCCACGCTGCCCTCGGTGGCGTCGGCGAGGAACAGCGGACGGCCGTTCTCGTCGGTCGCGCCCATGACGAGCGCCATGCCCTGCGCGGACAGGCCCACGTGGTCCATGATGCCGCCAGCACCGGCAATGCCCTGCATGGCGGCGACCATGCCCTTGAAGGTCTTGCCGGCGATGCCCGTGGCGGTCGCGGAGCCGAGCACGTCGAAGCCGGTGCCGGGTGCCGTGGTGCCCATGATCGTCTCGTCGAACTTCTTGGCGAGCGCGTAGGGGAGACGGCGCACGAGCTCCTCGTACAGGCCGGGGAGGTCGCGGCGGAACTCGTTGGAGAACGGCTCGATGACGGCCAGCTTGTAGGGGACGAGCGTCTTCTTGCTGAAGGTGGAGGTGCTGACCGGCTTGGCCTCGGTCTCCGCTACCCAGTCAGCGACCGGCTCGCCGGTGATGGTGTTGATGGCAAGGCCGGTACCCGGCATGCGGAGCTGGCGAGCAGCTCGCATAAAGAAGGATTCCTCGACGGTTGCACCCCAAATCTCATTGGAGACCTCAAGCGGAAGGGCGATGCCGGTGGTGCCACGGTTGATGTCAGCCATGCTGATTCCTTTCGGTTAGTTGCCCAGAGCCTCGTTCACGGCATCCGCGAACATCTGGGCTGTGGTCTTGGGTTTCGTTTGCTCTCGGGGGAAGATGCCAGCCTCAGGAGCGTTTGGAGCACCGACAGGCTTGTATGCAGACGTGATTGCCTGCGCCTGTTCCATCAGGGAGTCCTCGTCGGCGGCGTTGAGCGAGGCCACGATGACCTCCGGAACGCCAGATGCCTGCGAGACTCGCTGGACGAGGAGCCGGTGCTCTCGCTCCTCGGTGAGCCGCTGGTTCTCGGCCTCCAGTGCGGCGATGCGCTCCTCGACAGACTTGCTTGCCTGCTCGAGCTGGTCGAACTGGCGAGCCTTGTCTGCATTCTCCTTGGAGCGCTTCTCCCACTTCCGGCTGTTGGCCAGCGCCTCCTCGTACTTTGCCTTGTAGTCGATTTCCTCGGCGTGCGCCTGCTCGACCTGCGTGGCCTCTTCGCTCATGTGAGCCTCCTATCCGTGCGGATTGGTCTTCGCTCCGTGCGGAGCCTGTATATGCAAAGGGCCACCCGTGCGGATGGCCCTGGTTGCCTGGGTTAGTCAGCGTCGAAGGTGCTTCTGCCTAGTCGCGCTTGGAGCGCCTCTTCCTTCATCGCTCGGATGGCATCGTCCTTCGCCTTGCCGGTGAGGATTTCGCCCTCCTCGTCATGTGGCTCGGAGCCGTCAATGGCCTCCAAGTCGTGCCACAGGTCGCGCAGCTCGTCGGGATCATAGCCATCCACCTGCGTCTCGCCCTGAACACCAGGAACGATGAGGCAGTTGCATCCTCTGTGCTGTGCGTGACCAGCTGACTCTGCTGTCGTATACACGAAGCCACGAGAGGCGAGCATCGTGCAGTAGGTGCAGGTCTCCAGGCCTGTCGGAACTCGTGCGTACCTGACCTTGCCAGCCTTGCCAGCTCGGCCAGTCTTGATGGCCCTCTTCTGCCTGCGCTGGCGAGCGATGAACTCGGCGTTGGTGCGCTCGACGTTGTCGATGGCGGTGTCGTTCGCGGCCTTTCGCACGTGGTAGCGCGTCAGCTCTCGCACCTCCTCGACGAAGCGGTCGGGGTCGTAGTCATCCTCCGTGAGCCATCGCGCCTGATAGCGCACTCCCTTGGAGATGGCCTCCTTGTCCGGCCCACGATAGATGGCAGCTTGGCCTGTTGCCACGTTCTCCTCGCGCATGATGCCGTCGTACATCTGCATGGCTGCAGTGCTGGCTGCGTCTCCGTAGAGCTGCACCACCTCGTTGATGGCAGCGATGGCGTATTCGCGCAGCTCCTCGACCGAGGCGTAGGGGTTTTCCTCCATGTAAGCCTCGACTAGACCAGCCACGACATCCTCTGCCTTGCTGGTGAGCTGAGACAGCTGCTCGGCGTAGCGCCTGATGACCGACCTCTGGATGACCATTTACTCTCCCAGCGTCGAGAGCACGTTGAGACCTGCCGCCCCGCGCAGCTCGTTCCTCACGCGCTTGCGCTCCTCGGCGGTCAGTCCGTTGAGCTCCCAGAAGGTGTCCGTGTTGGCGAAGCCGTCCACCACGGAGGCCAGCTTGATGGCCGAGTCAGTCTGCTGCGCCAGCGTCGGCATGGCGGGATTCCTGAAGCGAGAGTCGATGCCAAGGTCGAGCTGCTCGGCCTCGTCGAACGTGATGCCCAGCTCGGTGGCAACGCATGCCACTGCCACGTCGCGCAGCGCCTCGCCTGCGGTCTCGTTCCAGTCCCTGACCTTGAGGATCAAGGGCTCGTTCTCGGCGTAGATTGCCTCGGAGCTTGCGGGGTTGTCATGCACTTGGCCGAACTGGCTTACGTGGATGCCAGTTGCCGCTGCCATCCTGCCGCAAAGGTTGCGGAAGTGGTCGGTCAGGGGCTGCATGCTCGGCTGTGCGAGCTGGCCGAAGGTCGGGGTCGTGGCCTCGCTGGTCATGTCCACGTTGATGATGTTCCCGATATAGGCCTGCCACCTGTCAATCCCTTCGAAGGTGTCGGCATCGGTGCCGAGCAGGTACTTCTGCGTGCTTGCCGCGAATGCGGAGGCGATGGCCTCGTTGATGTTCGTGCGCACTGCCTCGTCGATGTAGCCCATCACCTCGCGCGTGATGCGCGAGTTGCCCATCGGTCGCTCCAGCGTTGCCTCATATGGA